TCGTTCTAATAAGAAAGCCTCTGCCAAGCAGATGGCCTTTCAAGAACGTATGTCCTCGACCTCTCACCAGCGCGAAGTCGCTGATCTTAAGGCCGCTGGGCTTAATCCCATTCTTTCATCCAAATACGGAGGCTCCTCTACCCCTTCTGGGTCTGCTATTCCTATGCAGAACCCTACTAAAGATATTCCTCAAGCTGTTGCCTCTGCTCTCGCTATGAAACGAGTGTCAGCTGAAATTGAGAATATTAATTCCCAAACCTCTCTTAATGAGGAACGTCTAAACACCGAGCAAGCTAATCAGCTTCTCGCTCAATCTAATTCTGCTCTCTCTGCTGCTAATGCTGGACTTTCTATCGAAAGGACAAATACCCAAACACAACTCACCCAACAGGAGCGCACCCGTGTCCAAACCGCTATGGCCCAACTCGGTAAAACCCGCATGGAATCAATCCAAGCCGAGGCCGCTGCCGACCGTGCCGTTCTCCAAGGCAACATCGACCGTTCAGAGGTCGGACAATTCGTTGCTTGGTTAGAACGCGCTAAACAAATAGGCGTCGGCCTCGATACCGTTCTCGCTCTTCTTAAAAAACGCAAACCCGGCGGCAAATTCCCTAAAATCCCTCACGCTGGTAATAACTTCCGCGTTACTGAATAAGGATCCCAAAATGACCTACAAATTCAAATCCGCTTATCAACCTCACGAACGCCACATTACCAAGCTCGATGAGGTATCTCTTACTCATCAAGCCCTATCCGCCGAATGCGACATTAATCGTATTATGCAGCGCTTTGAACGTACCGGCGTACTCGAACACCGTAACCGCTTCGAAGGAGCCTATGGCGACTTCACTGACGCCCCCGGCGACTATCAAGAGAGCATGAATGCTGTCCTCGCTGCTGAAGAAATGTTCTCGACTCTTCCCGCAAAAATCCGGCGTCGCTTCCACAATGACCCCGGCGCGTTCCTGGACTACGTTTCCAACCCTGATAACCAGGACGAAATGATTTCCCTTGGACTCGCTACACGCGCGCCTAATGAGGTCTTGGACGATCCGGCTACCCCAACCCCCCAAAAATCTCAGAGGACCTCTGAGCCCTCTAAAAACGAGCCTCCGGCTCCCTCCAATCCCGCTGGTGAATAAATTCATCAGCTCTTGCACAGTTCCTTACTTGATGTAACTGTGCTAGGTGACACCTCACCTCTAATCTAAGGAAAGATCATGGCTAAACGTACCAGAATGTCCCGCCGCTCTTCGCGCCGTAACTTCCGCAAAGGCTCAAAAGTCAAAAGCAAAAACTTTGCTGGCTCACCCATGCGCGGCGGCATCCGGCTTTGATGTGCCGTGCTACTCCCCCCTAGACGGATATTTCCACCAAGGAAAATTCACTACCAGCCGCCCCGCCGGATGCGATCAACGTATGACCGTACCCTGTGGCCAGTGCATCGGGTGTCGCTTGGAACGGTCTAGACAATGGGCCGTTCGCTGCGTCCACGAAGCTCAAATGCACGAAGACAATTGTTTCGTTACACTTACCTATGACGACGAACACTTGCCTTATGGCGAAACCTTACATCGTCCGGATTTCCAAAAATTTATGAAACGTCTTATAAAAAATTCCGGCGTTAAAATCCGTCTTTTCTACTGTGGGGAATATGGCGGTGAAACCTTCCGCCCCCACTATCACGCTTGCCTTTTTGGCTGGCGTCCATCTGATCCAGAACTGTTTTCTGTCAATAATGGTTTTCAACTCTTCACCTCTAAAATCCTTTCTAAGAATTGGAAACTTGGTCATGCCTCTTTTGGAGAGCTTACTTTTGAAACTGCTGCCTATACCGCTAGGTATTGTACAAAAAAGATCACAGGAAAGGCGGCTAAAGCCCATTATGAATGGGTTGACCCAGACACAGGCGAAATCATCGACCGTGTCCCCGAATTCTCAGGTCAATCCCTTAAACCCGGCATCGGTGCCACTTGGCTCGAACAATTCGGTCACGATACCTACTCAAAAGACGAAGTGATCCTTCAAGGCAAAGCTATGAAGCCTCCTCGTTTCTATGACAATACCTTCGCAAAAATCGAAGAAACCATTGTTGAAATGGTTAAACAGGAAAGGATCGACAAACACTTATCATCACCCAAGTCACGTACTGATCGTCAATTACGTGCTGCATCAATAATCGCTGAAAAGCGTCTAACAACTCGGGAACCAAAACTATGAAACTTTATACTATTCGCGACCAAGTCGCAGCTTTCTTCATTGCTCCTTTTACAGCTCCTAATGATGGCGTTGCCAAACGTATGTTCATTTCCGGTCTTGGAGACTCTTTTCCCCATCGTTCCGACTATTCCCTTCACGCTATCGGTGCTTTCGATGACCAAACTGGCGTTCTTTCGCCCGTTGAGCCTTATCTAGTTCTAGCAGGCCATTCCATCGCGCTGGATCTTGACCCCCGTCCACATCAATTTTCTTCGGAGTCTTCCTAATGAAATCTGTCATGAAACATAACTTTTCGGCCGTTCCTCGTGCCGACATTCCTCGATCTTCCTTTGACCGCTCTTGCGGTCATAAAACTACTTTCGATGCTGGCTATCTCGTGCCCATCTTCATCGACGAGGTTCTCCCCGGCGATACCTTTAACGCTAAGCTGCACGCCTTCGGGCGTCTGGCTACCCCGCTTCACCCTTTCATGGACAACTTGTTCATCGACACACACTTTTTCTTTGTTCCTAATCGTCTCCTTTGGGACAACTGGGAGCGCTTTAACGGCGCTCAGGACAACCCCGGTGACTCCACCGACTTCCTTATACCTCAAATGACCTCACCCGCCGCCACGGGCTACGAAAACGGCTCTCTGTCCGACCATTTCGGCATTCCGCCCGGCATTCCTGATCTTCCCCACAATTCACTTTGGCATCGCGCCTACAATCTCATTTGGAATGAATGGTTTCGCGACCAAAACCTTCAGGACTCTGTCACCGTCGATAAAGGTGACGGTCCCGACGACCCGGCGAACTATGTTTTGCTCAAACGAGGCAAACGTCATGATTATTTCACGTCTGCTCTTCCTTGGCCTCAAAAAGGTCCGGCTGTTGACCTTCCTTTGGGTACTTCAGCTCCTGTCGTTGGGATGGGTACTCTCGGCGGCGGTACTCTGTCTGCTGGCCCTTTCACCAATACCGATGGGTCAACTTTTACTAATGGCCTTGTTACTAACCAATCCACTTGGGCCCTCGATGTTTCCGGCGCTTCTCCTAATCTTCAACCTGAGCTTTACGCCGATCTAACCCAAGCCACCGCTGCTACTATCAACCAGCTCCGTCAGGCCTTTCAGGTCCAAAAACTTTACGAGCGTGACGCTCGTGGCGGTACTCGTTACATCGAGCTTTTGAAAAGCCATTTCGGTGTCACCTCTCCCGATGCTCGCCTCCAGCGCCCCGAATATATCGGCGGCTCTTCTGCCCCTATTGCAGTGTCACCTATCGCCCAAACCTCTTCCACTGACGCTACCACTCCTCAGGGCAATCTCGCTGCTCAGGGCACCGCCTCTCTTCGTGGTCATGGTTTCAACAAATCCTTCGTTGAACACGGCGTCCTTCTCGGCCTCGTCTCTGTTCGTGCCGATCTGACCTATCAACAAGGCCTCAACCGTATGTTCTCTCGTCAAACTCGTTGGGATTTCTACTGGCCTGCTCTTGCCCATATTGGCGAGCAGGCCGTTCTCAATCAGGAGATCTGGGCACAAGATCCCGCAAACGTCGACGGAAACGGAGATCCTATCAATGAAAACACCTTCGGTTACCAAGAGCGGTTCGCAGAATACCGCTACAAACCTTCCCTCATCACCGGACAATTCCGCTCCACCTTCGCCCAATCTCTCGACACTTGGCACCTGTCCCAAGATTTTGACACCCTCCCTGCCCTTAACTCATCCTTCATTGAGGAAAACCCGCCTGTCGATCGCGTTATCGCCGTCACAGACTTTCCTCATCTCATATTGGACACTCACATGGAGCTAAAATGTGCCCGTCCAATGCCTATCTATTCCGTCCCCGGTCTTATTGATCATTTCTAAGCAAATGCACTTCCGGCGCCTCTTATAGGTGCCGGAGGCACTAATTCAGGACGGAGATACCACCTATGTTCCCACTTATCGGAGCCCTTCTCGGTACTGTCGGCGGTGCTGCTGCTATTACCACCGCCGGCGGCCTCTTAACTAACCGTTCTAATAAGAAAGCCTCTGCCAAGCAGATGGCCTTTCAAGAACGTATGTCCTCGACCTCTCACCAGCGCGAAGTCGCTGATCTTAAGGCCGCTGG